AACTTGAAGAAGAAGATAGTATATGGACTCGTAGTGCATTTTATAAAAAATCTAAAGATAAAAGTTTAGAACTAAAAGGTAAACAATTAGAATATAAAGGAGAAGCCGAAGGAGTTTCTTTCTATTATGATCCTGACACAAAAAAGAATGTAACTGTTCATACAAGAGGTTATCAACTTGAAGATAAACAGTTTGCAAACTTTCCCTCACTACTTCCAACAGGCGAAGTAATCTATAACACATCCCCTACTACAGAAAAAGAATTATTTAATTTTTGGTTAAAGAATGATCCAGATAAAATTGAATATTTTAAAACCGAAGCAGAAGCTGAACTAGCTGCTAAACTTAAAAGTAAAAGACATACGGAAATAGGCAAGCGATATAATTTTCTGGAAGGTCGTAAAGAGTTAACAGGTGAAGAGGCTTTTGAATTAGGTGGTCGATTAGAAAGACATACTCTTGGTAATGTTGGAAGACTTGTAGAAGCAGGTTATCGTAGTTTTACTGATGATATAGAATTTCAAAGTGCAATAAAAGAAATAGAAAAAGAAAGACAAGAAGTTATTTTTGAAGAGCTACAAACAAAATACGGAAAAGACTTTAGAAATAGAGAAGATGATGGGCGTGTTACAGCAGGAAGAATAACTACAGCGTTTTTTGATCCTGTTACATTTGTACTGCCTTGGGCTAAAGCTGCTAAGTTAGGTAAAATAGCAGCTACTGGATTTGGTGCAGGTGTAGGAGTAACTGATATGGCAATATATGAATATGCTGCTTATGGAGAAGTTAATCCTTATTCTTTGGCTTTCGGTGGAACGGCAGGAGGACTATCTAGTTTAGGCGGAAAAATAATTGGAGATAGAATGATTGCTCCAAAAGGAACACAATATGTTGATGAGCCTAAAATTACATTAACTGCAAAAGAAGCAGATGATGCCGATAATGTTGTTACAAATTTAGCAAGTAATTTAAAACCAATATTAGATGATATTGAAGTAATGCCTACTTTACATAAACAATATAACAATCATTATAAAAATAAACTTACATATCGAGCAGCTCGTTCAGAATATAATAAGTTAATAAAAGGTGATAAAACACAACCTGATTTATTTTCTTCTAGATATACTAAAGCTGCTGCTAATAAAAAAATTAAAGAAAAATATGGTGTGACTTTACAAACTTTAGAAAAAAAACATAAGGAAAGTTTAGAATATATAAATAATACCTATCCAAAATATTTTCAAAAAGCAATTAACGGACAAGTTGATATAACAACAGAAGGACTAATTAGACTTTCTAAAAAAGACCAACTTACAGAGAATCTTTTAACTAAAATCTTATATGAAACAACTAGACCTTTATTTGGAGCAGGGATTGGTTGGGGTATTGGTACATTTATAGATAATGATGCCGAAGAAAACAATGCATTTACCTATAGTTTAACAGGATTAGGAATGATGTTAGGAGGATTACATACACGTATTATGAAAACTCCATATATTAATAAAGGCATGAAAGAAAAAGCTTTTGGTATATTAGAGAATCAACAAGGTATTGCTTTACATAATGCATTAAAATTTTATACTGCAGGATCAACTGCATCTATTGCTAATGCATTAGGAGGTCCAAATAAAACATTATCTAATCTTTTATTTACAAATCAGTTTGGAGGACAGCGTTCTGTTAGAGCAGCCGAGGCTACTACAGATGAACTTGAAAGGCAATTTTTTAGAAGTATTAATGATGACGTTATTCAAGGAGCTACACAAAAACAAGAAGAAGCAGCATGGTGGATTGCTAGGAATTTAGAAACGGATAACCAAATTGTTAAAAAATTAAATCTAACATCAGAAGATTTAATACAAGCTAAAACAATTGCTGATAATTCTAAACTGATAACAAACTCTATGTCAACTTATGCTAGAAGAGCAGGTATTGATTATGAAGAAATAGATGATTGGGGCTTACCACAAATTTATAATTTTATAGGAATAAAAAAACATAGTGATCCTAAATCAATTTTTATTAAAGCAGCTCAAGCTCAGTGGGGAGAAAAAGAAGGTAAACAAATTGGAGCAAAACTATTTGACGAAAGGATGGATGATGGAACTTTATGGAAAGGTACTGAGCAAGCTCCTATCTTTACAGGTGTTCCTGTTTTAAATCATTTTCATAGAAAACGAAAATTTACTGATCAAAAAGCAATTAAAATTTTAGCTAATGCAGGATTTTTAGAAACCAACATTAATACAGTACTAAAAAAATATGTAAGTAGTTCAATACAAGGAATAGAATTTGGAAGAGTAATGGGTATGAAGTTTAAAGGATATAAGAAAAACGATAACCCACAAATTTCGTATCCTGTTCTAGAAAATTTGATGAGGCAACTACGTCAAGACCTTAAACAAGAAAAAATAAGTGAAAAAGATTTTATTAGAAAAATGAAAAATTTACAAACTAATGTAAATTTATATTTTAAAAAACATGGTAATGTTTTATGGGATAGTCCAATTCCTAAAAATGCTATGTCGTTATTAACATTCTTAGGCAACTCAACAATGTTAACAAGATCATCAATTGCTCAGTTAGGTGATTTAGTACAGCCTTTACAAAATACGTCAAGTATCTATTCGCCTGTTAAAGCATTAATGAGGATGTCTTTATCTGGAAAAGATTTTGCAACAAAAAGAGGATTTCAAGGCAGATCAACTTATGAAAAAGATAGAGTTGCCTTATTTGCAGGTACTGATCCAGATAATAAATTTCAAGAAACTCTTGGTAACTGGAATGAAAGACTATTTAAATATAATTTAATGACTCCTTTAACAAATTTTGGAGAACGATTTGCTTTTAATGCAGGGATATTTGATGCATACTCACTTGCAGCGAAACATGGTAAAAAAACTAAACTGTCAAATGCTGTAATAAAACAAATGAATCAGTTTGATTTAAATAAACAAGATTTAAAAATATTGAGTCAATTTAAAACTGTGGATGAAGCGTTTGAAGATTCATTAGGACAAAGATTATTATTAAGGGCAGGAAATAAAATAAAAAATAGAGACTTGCTTTTACCAACTGCAGGAAATAGAATGCACTTTGCTCAAAGTAAAGACCCTTTTGTAAGATCACTTGGTATGTTTTTATCGTGGGCACAAGCTAAAACAACACAGATGAATAGTTTAGTAGACAGAGTTCAAAACGGAGATGTTAAATTAGCTATAAAAATGTTAGGAGGTATTACTATTTTTGGAGGTATTAGAGAAGTACAAATAGCTGCAAGCCCTTCGGTAAAACATTACGAAGAAAATGAACCTGACAACTGGAGTCCTAAGTGGTGGCAAGAAGCATTAGCTTTAAGTGGATCAATTCCTTGGTCGGTGGAAAAAGTTGCTAGAGCATTTTCTACAAATACTGGTGGCACAACTATGGAAGGATTAACTCCTATAGTTTCCTACGTAAATAAACTAGCAAAAACTCCTGCTAACGTGTATAAAGAACTAGATGCAGAAGACTATGAAGGAGCTGTTGTAAAAGCAGTACAGCCTTTACCATTAGCACGAGATATTATAAATATACTAAATAGATTATTTGGTTTTGATATTAATAATGAATCTAACAGATCAAAAAGTTCCCAACGAAGACCACAATCTAACAGACCAGAATATAGAAGACCAAATTTTGAAGGTGGTAAAGTATCTGATAAACATCCAGTTCCTAATGCACCAGTAATACCTATGGAAAGAAAAGATAGAATGGGTGATCAAAGTTATGCTACACAAGCTAGTGCAGAACCAATTAATCCATTTACAGGTGAACCTTACACAGCTATTTATAAAAGATAATGTACAAACACTTTTTAGAACACCTTGAATTAAGAGAAGGTAACATAGATCATGTATACCTTGACACACTTGACAAGCCTACATGTGGTGTTGGACATCTTTTAACTGAAACAGAATGTAGACTTTATGAAATAGATGAAAAAGTTTCTAAGCATATAAGAGATAAGTGGTTAGAAGAGGACGCACAACAGGCATGGGATGCAGCA